TCAACGCCGTGAACGATGGCGGTGCTATCACGATTTCGGCTCTATCCTTCACCGTCCACACACTATGAGCAGCATAAAACAATCGTTCACCCAATGGTTGGGTATTGAACACAAAGTCCCCGTCATGCTTGAAAACAAGGCGGGCAAATACATCACCTACGGGGCGTTCAACGAGTACCCATACTATCTGCTGGACAACTACCGCCGCAGTTCAAAGCACAACGCTATCGTCAACGGCAAAGTGAACTACATCGTCGGCGGTGGATGGCAACCAGGTGAGAAGATGACCGTGGAGCAGCAGGCCCGCTACGCCAAGTTCTTTGACGGACTATCCGAACACGACGACCTCAACGACATCACCGAAAAACTCGTCCTTGATTTGGAACTATTCAACGGGTTTGCCGTTGCGGTTACTTGGAACAAAATGGGAACCATCGCCAAGATGGAACACATCCCGTTTGAAAAGATTCGTGTGGACAAGGACGAGCGGATGTTCCAAGTGGCCGATTGGTACGACGATGCAATGGTCCAACTCTACCCCAAAATCGGGGATGTAGAGAAAATCCCCGCCTTTGATGCAGACAACCGAATAGGCAAGCAGTTGTTCTATTACAGGGTCTATGCTGCAGGTGTGAAGTCCTATCCCCTCCCCGAATACATGGGGGGCTTGGCTTGGATTGAAGCGGATGTGCAGGTGGCTAATTTCCACAACAACAACTTGCGGAACAACTTTTGGGGTGGGTATCTCATAAACTTCAACAACGGCATCCCAACGCCCGAAGAACAGGGCGACATTGAGCGTCAAATCAAGCGCAAGTTCAGCGGGACCGATAATGCAGGTCGCTTTGTGGTGACTTTTAATGATGATGTCAGCAAAGCCCCGACGCTTGAACCGCTGACTCCGTCCGACATGGACAAGCAGTTTGAGATTTTGAACAAGGCCATCCAGTCCGAAATATTTATTTCGCACCGTGTCGTGAACCCGATGCTATTCGGCGTGAAGACCGAAGGCCAACTTGGTGGACGGCAAGAACTGGTGGAGGCATACGAACTATTCAAGGCCACCTATGTCAACGACCGAGTGAGGAAGGTGGAGCGGATGATTAACTATTTGGGTTCGTTCAATGGAGTGGAAGGGATGGAATTGATACCCATTGAGCCGATTACCGAGCAGTTAAGCGAGAACGCAATGATTCAAGCAATGACACCCACCGAACTCCGAGAGAAGGCGGGATTGCCTGCCATTGAAGTCAAGACCGAGAGCAGCGTGCAGGATGTTATAACGGCCATTAATAGCCTCTCTCCGCTCGTTGCAAACAAGGTGCTGGAGTCAATGTCACCAAACGAAATCCGTGCGCTTGTATCGCTTCCTGCGAAGCCCGAAGGTCAAGGGCTTGCACCCGATACGGCAACCGAAGTAAGCCCCGAACCAACTGCACCGCAAGGGTTGGCTTCCAACGACAACATCAAGAAATTGTCGGGCCGTGAGTACCAAAACCTCATGCGAATCGTCCGCCATTATGCGCAGGAAAAGATTACCTTGGAGATGGCCCGCACGATGCTATCCGCTGGATTCGGCTTGACCCCCGAAGAAGTGAACACCCTATTGGGTGTGCAGGAGCAGGCGTTCAGCGAACCCCAATGGGGCGAGGAAGACACCGAGGACTACGGATGGGGCGAGGAAGAGTTCAAGGTCTTGCAGGTGGTCGCCAGTAAGTTTGGGAGCAGTTCCGACGACTATGTTGTCATGCATTCCAAGCCAATGCGGTTTGACACCGACTTAGACGACCAGGTCCGTCAAGCCTTCGCTGAACTGGGCGAGGAAGAAAAAGAACTGGACGAGAAAATTGAAGCCTACCGCAAGAAGAACCGTGATGCCTCCGTGGAAGAAATGGCCAAGGAGTTCGGGGTCAGCAAGGCGAAAGTCGCTAAGCGGGTCGCTTACTTGATTAATAAGGACCGTTACCCCATCGCAAGGACCGTGGACCAAATTTCCAAGGAAGGAGCCAAGCCAACGGATGAACCCGTTCTGGAAGTCCGCTACAAATACGCATGGGCCGCAGGGTTCAGCAACAAGGACAAACGGACGAGCCGTGAGTTCTGCAAGGTGATGCTGGACTTGGCTGACCAGGGCAAGGTCTACACCCGTGACGATATCAACGGAATCTCGAATATCATGGGCTATAGCGTTTGGAATCGCAGAGGCGGTTGGTATCACACGGCCAGCGGAGTGAATCGCCCCCAATGCCGCCATGTGTGGGAGCAGCAACTCGTCATCCGTAAGGGCAACAAAATTTCAAAAGCATGAAGGCACTATTCATAAGCGAGCAGACGCTCTTGGACAACTCCGTAATCAACGAGAATGTATCGTTCACGCAGATACGGCCCACCATCGTGAAGGTGCAGGAGATGCGTATTCAGCCCATCGTTGGGTCTGCTCTTTATAGCGAAATGGTGACGCAAGTGGTGAGCGGCACGACCACGGCATTGAACACGACGCTATTGGAGGACTACATCCAGCCCGCTATGGTGCAATGGCTCTACTACGAACTTCCGATGGTCTTGGCGTTCAAGTACATGAACAAGGGAATGGTCCGCAGAACCAGCGAGGAATCTTCCCAAATGAGCATGGACGAGATTACCCGCCTCACCGACAAAGTGAAGAACGATGCCGAGTGGTATTCCGAAAGGATTACCAGGTACTTGATGGAGCAGAAGGCAAACTATCCGCTCTTTAACTCCCCGCCATCGGCTCTTGATACTATTTACCCGAACGGAACCAACTACAACACGGGGATGGCCTTGGATGCCCGAACCCTGCGCCGTGGTGCTGGGCTTGATAGACCATGGCCCTATGACCCTTACTGCAACAACTGCTGAACATGGGAGCGCACTCAAAAAATATTCTGAAATTACAGGCTTATGTCATGGATAAAAATCAAGCAGGCACTCCTTGCGCTTGCAAATGCTCACCCGCAAGTAAACTCGTTCGGGACGGGCGACCCGCTTGCAATAGGGACCGACAACACCATCAACCTGCGAACCCCAAGCCGTGAGCGAATCGTCTATCCTTTGGTATTTGCGGATGTTCAGTCAGCGAGTACGGATTTGGGTAGCCTTAACCTTACTGTGGGTGTCTATTTTAGCGACCGAGTGGAATCCATTGCCACGATGGGTGGCGTGGTTTCGGGCAGTCCGACGCTGGGTTGGCAAGACAACGAAGACGAGGTTTTGAGCGACCAACTGCAAATCGCTCAGGACTTCATATCAGCCCTTACAAACGACCCAACGCAAGAGTGGACGCTAAGTACCAGCGTCAGCCTTACGAGGTTTGTAGAGAGCCGAGATGACCGCACGGCGGGTTGGGTGGCTACCTTGTCGTTCCAACTTCCGTACTCGCATTCCGTTTGTGAAATTCCTTCATAAGATACATTTACCCTAAAGCAGAATTATGCCAACTCCAATCTTACAACAAATGCTCGGACAGGGCGGTACTTGCGAACTGATTGATTCAGGTGCAGCCGCCACGGGTAAGAACTACGACTTTCTTGTCGTCAATTCAGCCGCAACGATGACCACCCTCACGGGTACAGGCAGCGAGAACCTGCTGACCGCTTACAACTTTTCCACCAAGTCCATCTCCGCAGGCATCGTGATTTGCGGTCGCAACGGCGGCAAGATTACGGCGGTAACGGTTTCCGTAGGTAGCGTCATCGGTTACACCTTCCTCTAACCATGCTGATAGGCTACGGCTACGGCTACCCCCGTTCAATGGTGATGGGCAAGACCCCTGCAGAACTTGCGTGGGATGCCTTCAACGCCCGTGCGACTACGGACAACGCCCTTGCACCCGAAGCCGCCGTCAGCGGTTGCCTGCAAGCCCGATTCGCTTTGATATTCAACTTCTAATATGCCCACGCCTTCCTTATTGATAGTCCCCGCCCGATTCAAGACGGGCAAGATGTACTCCCAAATCCCAACGAGTGGAGATGGGGATTTCACGGTCACCCGCAACACGACTGCAACAAGGCTCAACGATGCGGGCCTTATTGAATCCGTAGCATCGGGCATCCCCCGCTTGGACTACTTCACAAGCGGCGGCGTGACGGGGTGTCCTGCGTTATTGGTGG